TATCGAGAAGTTTCATCCCGTCGTCAGTCGATGACAACCCGTACTACGCAGCCGGCAGCTATCGCAGCAACCTCGATGCGATGGCCGAACCGCATCGCTCCATCCTTCTCGGCAGGTTCAAGACGACCTTCAAAGACCAGCCGAATCAGGTTATACCAACGGCATGGGTCAAGGAAGCTCAGGCACGGTGGACACGTAAGCCGCCAGACGAAGTGCCCATGTGCGCGATCGGCGTTGACTGTTCCGGCGGTGGCGAGGATCCCATGGTGCTGGCGATCAGGCACGACTACTGGTTCGCGCCAATGGTCGAAGTGGAAGGCAAGGACATCCCGATGGACCGCTCAGGAGCGCACTGCGGCGGCATCATCGTGAGCTACCGCAGGGATAACGCCATCGTGACAGTTGACCTTGGAGGCGGCTATGGCGGGCCTACATACGAGCACCTGAAGGCGAATCAGGTCGATGTCAAAGGCTTCAAGGGTGCCGAGAAAACCAACCGGCGCTCGCGCGACAAGAAGCTCGCGTTTCCGAACAAACGCTCGGCAGCTCTGTGGCTATTCAGGGAAGACTTGGATCCTGGGCAGCCGGGCGGATCTCAGATCGCGCTGCCAGACGATCCAGTCCTGCTCGCCGATCTGACGGCGCCGAAGTTTGAACCTACCCCCACCGGCATTCGCGTCGAGAACAAGGAAGACGTTGTAGAGCGTCTTGGGCGATCCACTGACCGCGGCGACGCTGTAGTGATGTCTTGGTGGGAAGGGCCGAAGGCGACCACATCGGCGCTGGAGTGGATGGAACAAGCGGAGTTCCGTAAGGGGCTCAATCGTCGGCCAGTCGTGATTGGAAGCAGGCGAGTACCGATGACGGCGAGGACGCGATGAGTGCCATTCTCGCACAGCCAACGGGCCTTGTTCACTACTCGCCGCAGTACGCTGCCGAGATTATGGCGCTCGCGCGCGAGATGCACGCCGAGTCTGTCATGCGCGACATCCCGCTTGCCGAGGACAAGTTGCGCGAACAGTTCGCAATGTCGTCCGTCCATCCGCACATCTACCTGCGTTTGTGGCTGCACGATGGGCTGGTGGCTGGTGGCCTTTACGGCATCTTGTCGCAGCCCTACTGGACGCACGAGCTGGTGGCCTTCGACAGGGCGTGGTTCGTCACGTTAGGGCGCCGAGGAAGCATAGCAGCCGTGCGGGTGCTAGATGATTTCGAGGCATGGGCGAAGGCACTAGGAGTGCGCTACATCATGCCGGGCCAGACGACTGGGGTGCGCATGGAAGAAACACGTCGCTTGTTCGAGAGTCGTGGATACCGCGTCAGAGGCTTCAACTTCATCAAAGAGGTCTGACCATGTGCAGCGAAGACACACTTTTCAGCGATCTCGTTGATCTTGATCCGGTCGCAAAAAACCTGCCTGAAACGAAAATGATGAGGAATGCAGCAGAGGCCGGTAATTGGGGTGATCCGTACGGCGACGAAGCCTCCGGCTGGGATTTTCTGGGTGCTGGCCCCGGCGCGCAGATTACGAGCGGTGGCGAAACCCTTGTCGGTCTGGATCCGAACGACCCTGGCGACAGAGATGTCGGACGCACGATTGGTACGGCTGCTGCTCTTTACTTCGGGGCCGGCGCTCTTGGCGCTGAAGGCACTACTGCAGCCACTGGCACTACTGCGGGCACTGAAGCCGCTGCGACTTATGGGACTGCTGGGGAATTTGCTGCTGGTACTGGTGCTGCGGAAACAGCCAGCTCGGCTGCGGTTGCAGCAGAAACAGGGACGACGGCGCCTGCTGGAACTGCAGGCACGACAACAGGAACTGCTGCTACTGGCACCACAACTGCAGATGTACTCAAAACCGCAAAGACCGTCGCAACGGTCCTTCAGCCAGCACTTGTTCTGGCACAGGCTGCGTCCAACGCAAAGATGGCACGGCAACTCAAACAGCAATCAGAACTGACGGCACCAGCGCCAGTAACGCTACCTACGCGCGGAAATGAAAACACGATCATTGCACAGCAAGCAGCTTTGAGACAGCAACTGTCAAGGCGCGGACGCGCATCGACGATTCTGACATCTCCAGGCGGCGACAAATTTGGAGCGGCATGACACCCAAGGAACTCAAAGAACTTGGCGATAGCCTGTTCAGCAAGAAGCAACCGCTGAATAGTTTGCATCAGGACATCGCCGACAACTTCTACTATGAACGTGCCAGTTTCACGCTGGAGCGATCTATAGGAACTGACTTCGCCGCGAACACGATGACGAGCTACCCGGCGATGTGTCGCAGGGATCTCGGCAACTACTTCGGCTCCATGCTGCGCCCGAACACGAAGGTGTGGTTTCACACTGGTGTCAGAAACACCGAAGTCAAAGACAACGAACTTCGCACATGGCTGCAGGGTTTCGAGGCCACGCAGCGCCGTGCCATGTACGACCCGAAGGCCAAGTTCTCGCGCGCTACCAAGGAGGGCGATCACGATTTCGCCGCATTTGGGCAGTGTGCCATTTCGATAGAGTTGAACAAGGAGGCCAACGGCATGCTGTATCGGTGCTGGCACCTGCGTGATCTAGCGTGGCAGGAAAACGAGGAAGGCGATGTTGGTGCCAAGTTCAGGCGATGGAAGCCAACGGCACAAACGATGGTGCGGATATTCGGTAAAGACAACCTGCATGAAGAAGTTGTCAGGAACGCAGAAAAAGACCCGTTCCAGGAACACGAAATCATGCACATGGTCGTCGAAGCCGATATGTACGACGGCAAGACGAACAGACCGTTCTGGTCAGTCTGGTACGACGGCGCGCACGACAAGGTGATTTCAGCAACGCCGATCTGGACTGGCTACTACGTTATCCCTCGTTGGCAGACTGTCAGCGGTAGTCAGTATTCGTACTCGCCGGCTACCGTGTGTGCCCTGCCAGATGCGCGACTCATACAGGCCATGACGTTCACGCTGCTGGAGGCAGGCGAAAAGGCCACCAGCCCTCCGATGATTGCCACTATCGACGCTGTGCGCTCTGATGTGGCGGTCTACGCAGCAGGCATCACATGGGTCGATCCTGAATACGATGAACGAGCTGGCGAGGCACTGCGGCCTATCACTCAGGACTTCCGCGGCTTCAACTTCGGCGTGCAGATGAACCAGGAGGCACGCGCCATGATCAGGCAGGCGTTCTTCCTGGATCAACTGTCCATGCCACAGAGGGATGCCGAGCGCGTAACAGCCTTTGAGGTAGCCCAGCGCACGGAACAGTACATCCGCCAAGCCATGCCTCTGTTCGAGCCGCTAGAGACTGAGTACAACGCGCGCATTTGCGACGACACGTTCACGCTTTTGTGGAGGAATGGCGCCTTCGGATCGCCACTGGACTGGCCAAGGTCGCTGCGAGGAGCAGACATCAGTTTCACTTTCGAGAGCCCGCTGCACGACGCCATTGAGGCCCAAAAAGGGCAGCTTCTTCTGCAAGGTCAGCAACTGCTGGCGTCTGCGCTGCAGTTGGATCCGTCGATCGCCAACATCGTGGACGGGAAAACAGCATTCCGAGAAGCACTGGATGGCATCGGATGGCCAGGCAAGTGGATGCGCAGCGAATTGGTGGTCGCTCAAATGGATGCAGACCAACAGGCAAAGTCAGAAGCCGCGCAGATGGCTGCAACTCTTGAGCAAAGCGCATCTGCAGCCAAGGATCTAGGCGCTGCCGGTGAGTCCGTAGCTGCCATCACTCAAGGCGCAGTGCCGGCTGGTGCAGCAGCATGAAGCAGCCTCCTGTGCCAGCGAAGAGACGCGGTTTGGTGCCAAGTCACGCACCGCATGGATCGGAGCCAGCACCGTTCACTTCAGCGGATGCCACTGCTCTTCAGGCTGTCGCTTCTGGTACTGCAAACGATGGTCAACAGAAGCGCGCATTGGACTGGATACTAAAAAGCGCTTGCGGTTTGCCAGTTTGGCCGTACCGTGCCGACGAGCGCGAGACATGCGTCGCGCTCGGGCGACAGTTTGTAGGGCAACAGATCATGGGAGTGCTGAAAGTGAACATATCAGTGCTCAGAAAGCGCGAGTCCGCGCAAACATCTAGAGGAGATGTAGATGGCTGAAGAAGCAACGGTGGACACAAAAACAGGTAGCGCTGCAGCTACTGATGCTGCCGCCACTACCGCCGCCACCACCGACGTTGGCGGAAAGCAGGATGCAGGCGCCGCCAAGGATGCCGGGAAAACAGCCGCCGCCGATACCACCGCAGGCAAGACCGCAACGGCCGCAACTGATACCGGCAAGCAGGCTGCCGATGGCACTGAGGATGCCGCCGCCGCCAAAGGCGCATGGCCAGAGGACTGGGTCACGCGCATGTCGAAGGGCGACCAGAAGCGCGCCAAGGACTTGGGGCGCTACGCCTCGCCAGAGGCCCTGGCAGACGGCTACGTGAACCTGCGTAAGCGCGTCGATTCAGGCGAACTGAAGCCAACTCTTCCGAAGAACGCAAAGCCTGACGACATCAAAGCCTGGCGGAAGGACAACGGCATCCCTGAGAAACCTGATGGCTACGATCTTGCTGGCATCACCGTTCCTACGAGAGACAAGGACATGATCGGCGGTGTCCTGACGAGGCTGCATAAGGCGAATGCAACGCCTGAAGTAGCGCGTGAAGCCGTATCCGCCATCTACGATCAGATAGCGCAGCGTGAAACACTTCGCGCAGAGCGAGATGAGCAGCAACGAACAGAAGTCCTCGACAAGCTGAACGAGGAGTGGGGGCCTCAGTTTCGCCGCAACCTGAACCTGATCGAAGGCACCATCCTGTCGCGCTTTCCTGAAGACGTGCGCGACTTACTCAAGTCAGCGCGCCTGCCAGATGGCACGGCGATCTTCAACAACGCAAGCGCCATCCGCGCTCTCGTGTCATTGGCGAACGAGATCAATCCTGCCGGCATCGTCGTCCCTGGAGGTACGGGAGACATCGGCAAGACGATGGTCGAAGAATGGAAGGCGATCCAGAAAATCAGAACAGAGACGCGCTCTGTCTACAACAAGGACGACGCCATGCAAAAGCGTGAGCGCGAACTGATCGAGGCAATGATCAAGCACGGTCTCATGAACGAGGCCGGGCAACTAGTCGAAAGGAAAGCAGCATAGGTACTTGAAGTAGCAGTACTGAATACCGAATAGCGACGGCCCAGAAGGCGGGCGTCAGGCCCGAAAGGACACCCTGACAGTAGCCGTGATGGACACCCTGAGCAACGGTTGAAGTTAATCGTTTCTTGAAAAGGAGCCAATCATGGCTGATACCGCATTTCAGATCCAATACCGCCAGGAGTTCATCCAGGCGTTCGAGCAGCATCAGTCCCTGCTGCGCGATACGGTCACTACGGAGGCCGTGATCAAGGGACAACAGGCGGTCTTTCTGGTCGCAGGTTCCGGCAGCGCATCTGCCGTTACCCGCGGCGTGAACGGTCGCATCCCGGCGCGTGCAGACAGCAACACGCAGAACACATGCACGCTGCAGGAGTGGCACGACCTCGTTCGCAAGACGGGTTTCAACATCTTCGCGTCGCAGGGCAATCAGCGCTCGATCATGCAAATGACGACGATGGCGGTCCTGAATCGCAAGATCGACTCCCTGATCACGACAGAGCTGGATACGGGTACGGTAGGCATCGGCACGACAGCGGTCACGATTCCAAACGTATCGCTGGTGATGAATGGCTTGGTCAAACTGCAAAACGCCGCAGTGCCATGGGACAACAACATCACGCTGCTGTGCCAGCCGTCGTTCCTCGCCTATCTCATGCAGGCGCCGGAATGGACGAGCGCCGTGTATGTCGATATGCGGCCATTCGCCGGGAAGGATCCGAACTGGCGCGACAAGCCTTCGGCGTACAAGTGGATGAACATGCTCGTCATCTCGCATCCGAACCTCACGGGTCGCGGAACTACGGCAGAGAAATCGTACATCTACCACAAGTCCGGCGTTGGGCATGCGATGGACACGGCTGGGCTGTCAACGCCGGTCGGGTACTTCGAGGAACAGGACTACTCCTGGGCGCGCGCGACTGCGTACATGGGTGCAAAGCTCCTGCAGAACACGGGCGTGGTTGTAGTCACGCACGACGGTTCGGCCTACGCCTAATCGGAACCCTGAACTGAAAGGAGAAACACCATGACTCTCGCATACAACGGAACAACTGCTGGTTCGACTCTCTCGAACCCGCCAGCTCTCATGGCTGCGGCCATTGGCGGGCGCGCCAACTGGGTAACGTCGGGCAGTACAGCATCGCCAGGCACATACGGGTCAGGCGCGAAAATCTGGTTCTACGCGTCGTCGAACTCTGCCGATGAAATGGTAGCGCTGAATACCATCGGCGATGGAGCAGCGCTTGGCATGACGCTGGGCGACATTCTCGTCGGCGTAGTAACCACAGCAGGTAGCACGGCTGCCAAGTTCTACATTGGCGCGCTGGTGACATCAGGTGGCGCTACGGGCTTTAGCTTGAGCGCGCAATACCTCTGCTCTAGCGACAAGACTTCTGGCTGATGAAGTACGCCACGGGCGGGGGCGCAAACCCGCCTGTTCTTTCACTTCGAGAGGAGAGCACTATGGAAGTCGCAAACGCCGTGAAGAAGTCCATGCCTGTTCTGATGCCGGAACGCATGGGGTTGTCAGAGGACAAGCACCACGACTGGGTCGTCGATCTTCCTCTGACAGTCACGCTGGAGCAAGCACTGGAACCATCGTTCTGGGCGCATGTCGCCGCACAGATGGAACCGCTCGATCACATAGAAGTGCGGTCAGAGGACGGCTCGTGGATCGCGTTTCTCATCGTGTCGTTCTGCGAGCGCAACTACGCCAAGGTCGTGCTGGACCGCAAGGTCGTCCTGAATGACGACCATGAAGTACCACTCAGCACCGTGAAGCACAAGGTCGAATGGAAAGGACCGCACCTGAAATGGTGCGTCATTCGTGTGTCCGACTCGCAACCGCTCCAGCAAGGAATGCGAGACAAGCAGACAGCATTCACATGGATGACTGAGCACGAGAAGACGCTGGCTCGTTAGTAGGAGACCGCAATGTCCGCAAGCCGGCTGTCGATCTACAACGACGCCCTCCTGATAGCTGGTGAGCGGCCATTGGCGTCCCTGACGGAAAGCGTTGAAACCCGCAGGATGCTCGATCAAGTCTGGAACAACGGTGGAGTGGATTTGTGCCTTGAGGAAGCCCAGTGGGCGTTCGCGATGCGCACGGTACGCATCGACTACGACCCTGGCCTAGAGCCAGACTTCGGTTACACCAGAGCGTTCGACAAGCCAACTGACTGGATTCTCACGTCAGCCTTGTGCTCGGACGAGTACTTCAAGTCTCCGCTGCTGCGCTACGCAGACGAGGCGGCGTTCTGGTTCGCCGACCTTGACACGATCTACGTGCGCTACGTGTCGAATGATTCTGGCTATGGCGGCGATCTCTCCATTTGGCCACGCTCTTTTGCGGAGTTCGTGGCGGCGCATTTCGCGACCAAGATCGTCCTGAAGCTGACGAACGACGAGAACAAGCTCTCGTTGTTCATCAATCCACGGAACGAAATGCACAGCGTTCGTGGGCGAGCGCTCCTGAAGGCCAAATCCAAGTCCGCCATGTCTGGTCCTACAACGATGCTGGCTCAAGGTGGATGGACCAAAGCCCGTACCAGTGGATCAAATCGTGGCGACGGGGGCAATTCAAGCGGCAATCTGACGGGCTGAGACAGTGCGCGAATATCCCGCATTGTTCGGTTTCAACCGCGGGATAGTGTCTCCGCTAGGACTGGCACGCACGGACCAGAAGCGCATCGCGCTCGCTGCGGAAACCATGGTCAACTGGGTGCCGCGGGTACTTGGCCCGATGTCATTGCGTCCAGGACTCGCGTACATAGGCGCCACGGCCAGCAATGCGGCGGCGCGCTATCTATCGTTCGTGTTCGCCACCGACGACACATCTCTCGTGGAGTTCACTGCATCGACCATGAGGATATGGATCGACGATGTCTTGCTAACGAGATCGTCTGTCAGTACCACCATCACCAACGGCACGTTCGATACCAACATTACCGGCTGGACCGACAACTCTGCATCTGGCGGCGCAATCGCGTGGGACGCTGGTGGGTACATGAAATTGACTGGCGATG